GTGTATCATGGTTGATGAAAAAGATGGGATTCGAAAACTTCTCTAAGTTACTTGACTCGTTCTCTTTCTCTGATGCATTCGGTATACTTGTTGATACAATGTTCAATGTAATAGAAGGATTCGGACGTGGTGCAGTTGCCGCTTTAGCAGTAATGTTTAAACCAGGCGCATCAATGAGTGACGCATTCATGAAAGAATGGAGCAATGTGATGAATGGCGGTTCTGGTAGTGTGCCTAAAGTAGAGACTACTGCGCAAGGTAGTATTGATGCAGATGGTAATATAGTACCAGTAGCGAAGAAAGTGAGTGGTGCTAGGGGCGGTAGAACTAATCTTGCTGAGATGACTCCAGAAACTCTGACCCAGTCTATTGTAACTGCTAACAAAAAGAGTACTGCTGATAGATTAAGCAAATCATCTATGCGAGAAGAAGTTACGGGATCGATTGCTAAAGGAACAGTAACAGCAGGCGAAGGTGCTACAGTGAATATTACTAATGTAAATAATGTTAATGCTCCTACATCAACTCAGAACAATGTATCTAGCGGTACAAGTAGAAGAGAAAGTAGATCACTTTCACCTGTTCACAATAACGGTTATCTTTCTTCCGCTTATTCCTTCTAATAAAAAAGGGACGCTTTCGCGTCCCCTTAGTTTCATCTTCGACCGCGAACTCGCAATCCTTTACCGTCTTATGAAGTTGACGTTATTCTGCCGCTAGTTTAGCGAAGTATGACATAGTGTCATCTTCATCTTCGGCAGCACTAGGCATAACTGGAGCAGGTGCTTCACGTACAGGCGCTGGTGCTTCTTTAGTATCTAATGCTACAGTCTGTGCAACAGTGCGAGGTGCTTGCTCACCAAGAACAAGAGCAAGACGAGCAGATAACTCTTCGTATGTCTTGTAGGCAGCAGGATCAGCAAACTCACCTAAGTCATAAACAGTTTCATATAACTGCTCAAGTTGATCATCATCACCACCCATTAGAGGTGCTGGCGAAGAGAACTCGGACTTATCATAGTTACGATAACCTTCAACTTGACGAATCTTCAGTTTAAAGTCTGCACCTTCCCAGAAGTCGAATGGGTTAACTGGTTTCTCATCAGCGAACTGTGGTTGCATAACATCCATGATCTTATCGAAGATTTTCTTACCATAAGTGTACATGAATACTTTGCCTTCATTGGCAGGATTAGATGGATCACTAACCACTAGTACGTTTGATACATAGTGCAATCGGCGCTTACGATCACGAACAATTGCTTTGTTATCATCAGTACCTGTGTTCCATAGGATACTGTTTGCTTCTGATACTGGATCTTGTTGACCAATAGAAGTCAAAGATTTCTCGATGAACCATTGACCAGTAGGACCCTTAAACCCGTGATCCCAATAGCGAACCCAAGGAGTCTCGCACGTTTCAGGAGCAGGGAGAAAACGAAGTACAGCGTAACCATTGCCTGCTTTATCAACAGTTGGTTTCCACTGACGTTCATCTTTATAGGATTTCTTTGTGTCTCCACCACCACCTGAACCAGCACCGGCGGCACTGACAAGATCGGAGATTGAGTTACGGTTGCGTTTTAGATTTGCGAATGACATATTTTATTACCTTATATTAACAGAGTATAGTTTCTAGTATGGTGTTGCTTTTTGTGTCCACTTGTATCTCATAATGTACTAGTATATAGTAACATAATAACTTACGGAAGTCAACCTTTTTCTTTCCAAACTGAGTCAGCAGTATATTCAATCGATACTACAAACTCATACTTCGTCCAGTTTTCGATCATGCTCAACATATATGAACCGTCTTGCTTTCGATATAGATGATACATTTGACCAACTCTTGGTACAAAGTTATAAGATGCATTATACACTAATTCATTCAACAATGCAAGTCTTTTTATCGCTTCATACTCACGATTAATTAAATCAACTGCATTCTCAAAGTAGTTTCGTGTTAATGATCCACGTTCTGATCTAAACAGATCAGTGTCAGGAAGTACAATAGAAGGCGCACTGGACGTTGTGCCAAACGGCAGGAGCGCGTTTGTTGATGCTATTGTACTTTCATCACTCATAGTGGCAGAGTATTCTGCCTTGGTAGATAGTTTAGAGACATTGCTTCTGCCTCAAGTTTGTTCTTAATGACAGGTGAGACAAACTTCTTACAGTCTTCTACGTCCATGTTGTGGTTCTCACAAATCGCTACTACGGCATCCATATAGGGTTGTTGTTTCTCACGTACCCAGTCTTCTACCATCCTAGTAAAGCGACTCTTCGTCATCATCATATCACTATCAAGTTTAATCATTATTATAATAACCTTCCATTTCTTTAGTCCACACACCACCAACATCCAGATAGTGGAGACCTACAGTTCTTTTTTGTGTACCGTCTGCATGATATGCTGGTGCAACACATACAGCGACTTGTTTGTACTCGCGCTTCTCGCCGTAGTGCGAATCTAACCACACTCCCATCTTGACGTATTGGTTGAGATTGTAGAGATAAGTTTCCATCACTCGATACTGACTACGTAGTGCAGGATCAGGAGACTCTTGATAGTTTTTACTCGCTTTCAGAAACGCCTTAGTTTCCGCTATCCATTCTTTTACTGTGGGATAATACAATGCATGGTCTTCATCTTTCTCTAGCACTGATGGGTGAATCGAAGGATCACTGCTAACTCTGTCTCTTAGTATCTGCGCCTTCTCAAGCAAAGGTAAAAGATTCTTCTTAATTGAACGCTCAACATTCTCAGGCATAAACCCCAATCGTATTGCTTTCCAACCATGTTTAGCAAATGGTAACAAGAATGTGTCGGGCAATAATGCACTTTGCTCTACCATGTTCCAGTCAGTACCGCGTATCCACTTCTTCATAGAGTGAAGATACTCTTTATCAGTAACTTCAGCATGAACGAACTGTTCACATTCTTTCCATGCATCCTGTCGCTTTTCTTCGGTACTTGCTTTCTGAAGTTTCTCCCAGTTAGGTGCAGGCACCAGAGTCTTCTTTGGTTTCGGAGTGAATTTTGCTTTCTTAATTCTCTTTGCCATTATCTTTCTCTCCACCACTCCGGAATACTTCTTGTTGACCATACTGCAAAATCACGCTTCGCTTCTCTGTAGTAGTTGCGATAAGATGATATCGAATCATCTTCAACAATGCAATGCGGATGTGAACCCATAGCAGGAGTAGGTTCTGTAAACCCGTCTATAGGTATTGCGGCAGGTGGCATTAAGAGATAGTACTCTAACTTAACAAATGACATATGCTTCTTGCCATACCGACGTTCGAACTCAAAACATAATGAGACCCACATATCATACAACCACTGATAATTCTGTACGGATGCTCTGCACCAGATAGACGATGGATGATTAATGTGTGTTGCTTTATACAGCGTATGATTCATGGCAGAGTCTGGGTGGAAGTACCTAGCAATCTTACGACCGTTAGTTGTTCTACCATGCCAGAACTCGCCATCAATACATCTTTGCGCAGTCGATAACAGTTGTGCATATTCTACACACATCTTTACCACGTGTTTGTCGCTGTGCTGTTCTGCACATATTACAGGATCTTGATGCAAATAGAATATATTAATGTTATTTCTCCGACTGTTTTTGTTTCGCCACTTTATAAATCTCGCCTAACAATTCCTTTTCTTTGCTAGTTAGACTATTATACAAGGACTTTGACCGTTTGTCAACCTTTCCTACTTTACGAAACAACTTTGCTTTCTTCGAATTCACAGAATGATGCCGCTTACTGCTGTGCGATATGCTTTCTCAAACTCAGCATTGGTTTCTGTTACGTAAACATAATCTTTGAAACGAACTATATTAACATTCTCAACACCAGTCATACAGATACCACGAGCGAAACCAATACCGTCATCACCAGCAATCAACATACGAGGATCATCTAACGTCAAACCACCGTCTGCATGATTCTGATTGTACTTACCCATATACTCTCCTGAAAGAGTTACCACACTTACTACATCACCTTTTTTAAAATCACTCATTACTTAGTCTCCTTCGACCGCTTTAACTACATCAGGGAAGTGTTGCTTAATTATTTCCCAACATTTTTCTGCTACATCCATGTGTTCTTTTTGTGTACCATTCGCCATACGCAAATCACAATAGTGAATCCATGAACGCAAACTACCTGCCATATACAGTGTTGTTCCTGTTAAACCCTCGGGCAACAATGCACGTGCCTGTTCCTTAGCAATACCCATATCAAGTGCGGCAGCATACTCTTTCTTTGCGAAGTTACGTATCCTCGCTTGTGAACGTCCCCATTCACTCGTAATGTGTGCATCATCAGTTACATTAGAGTTCTGGCGATTCTTCTCGTCTTGAACTCGCGCTTCACGTACCACATCAATATTCTCGCTCACCGCATATCTCTGTGAGAACTCTTGGAATGAGAATGAACGATGACGTAGGATCTGGCGACTAATATCACGAGTCGTTTTAATCTCTAGTGTCAAGTGCACCATCTCAAGTGGACTCCAATGATTCTCTTTAATCAAATAACGAACTAACTTACCAGCAGTCTCGGTGTTATTCTGATTAGCGGGGTTACTCACTCTTGCCGCATATGCTACCAATTGCTCTGCACTTCCACAACCAGTGTATGCACTCGGTGAACTTAGTGCAATCAAACTTACTTCATTTTGTTCCATATTAATCCCATAGTCCTTCGTAGTATTTACCAAATAGTCTAAAACCATTTGTTATTCGTTTTTGATGTGCTTTAATGCCTTTCATGTCAACTTGATGAGTATGATTAGGACCCTCTACTAATCGAAACATTCCGTCACCATTATCAACATGATCCCAGTCAACTTCACCCTCTGAGTACTGAGATTGCCAATCATTCGAGTTCTTCTGTTCGAATGCCCAAATCATTTCACTCAGCACATATTCCCAACGCTCAAAGTACTTGTCATCAATTTCACTTTTGGTCTTGTAGTCCTCTTGTTCTTTCGAAGACCAACGTAGAAGTTCAGGAACATCTTTCATCTCAACAAAGGGCGCACCATGCTTAGTCTCTTTCAACAGAATAAGCATAGGAAGAATTATCTTTGCGAGTGTATGATCCATTGACCAAGTATCAAACTCTTCAATCACAATCTTCTCTTTCACCTTTGGTTCATATCCAAAGTGCCAGAAAAGAAAGTTATGATACCATCGGTGTCTGGGGTACTTACCTATATTAACTTTCATATGTTACCCTTTAATCATTATGTATATGAAGTGTTACTCTCGCTTAGGAATTATTACCAGTTTACGAAAGAGTTATCACTTCATAGGCACCATTATACACCAAAGTAAATGGATTGTCAAGCATTAATTTAAAAGAAAGAGCAGTTTAGTGACATACTCAGGTCGGTCCCAAGGCGGGACTAAATCTTCGGGAAAAGTATCTCAGTCATGAAATACTCTGCACGTTCTTTGCCGATCTTCTTATTCAATGCGGCACGTGTGCGTGGGTTTGATGCTTGGTGTG